ATTTATGGATGGCGCGGGTCCAGGCCGGAGTATATCGTTCATTTTAGGAATTGGTATCCAGACGCGGAAATCATCGTACTGGACACGAATTACCGCTGCAATGAAAACATCATAACGGTGTCCAATGCAGTCATCCAGAACAACACCGATCAGTTTCCGAAAACGGTCAAAGCCAACCGCAGCGCCGGAAGGGAACCAATTCTTTTCAACGCCACCGACGAGGAGCACGAGGCCGAACTGGTTGTGAACGAAATCAAGTCTTTGCTACAAGCGGGCACTCTCCCGGGGGAAATCGCCATCTTGTACCGCACAAACGCCCAATCCCGCGCATTCGAAGACAAACTGGTCCGAGCCAATATTCCCTATACGATTGTGGGGAGTTCCGGATTTTACTCCCGGAAAGAAGTTCGGGACATCGTGGCCTATTTACGGGTGATTCATGATCCGGATCGATTTGACGACGACCTAAAACGCATCATCAATGTGCCCAGCCGGTTTATTGGCCGGGCGACCATCCAAGAAGTTGAACAATACGCAATCCGGTATGGTGTAACACTCTGGGAAGCGTTGCAGAATCCGCCTTCTAGCTTGAAATCTTATCAGCAACGGAATGTTTCTGATTTTGTGAGAGTCGTAGAGTATTTACGCCGGCAAACGGCACCGCCCTCGACGATCATCCAAATGGTACGTGAGGCAACGGAATACGACGACTGGCTGAAACGGGAAGAAGGCAGCGACGACGAGGAAAACGCACGGATTGAAAACCTGAATGAACTCCAACATGCGGCATCCCGTTATTCCGACTTGGCCGAGTTTCTGAACTTCGTGGCCATGATGGAAAGACGGACGGCTCAAGCGGATGAAAGCAAGGACAGGGTACAGTTGATGACGATACACCGCTCCAAAGGATTGGAGTTCCCGACGGTGTTCCTGGTCGGGCTGGTGAATGGGCTGCTGCCGCATAAAAACTCGGTCCAGTACGTCGATGGAATGATTCTGCCGCAGTCATGCGCGGAAGAACGCAGGCTATGCTATGTCGGAATGACGCGGGCGAAGGATCTGCTGTACTTATCGCATATGGAGACTTACCAAGGGAGAGAAATGGACCCATCCATCTTCTTGGACGAAATGCAGCTAAGAAAGGCAGTGAGCGCGTAATGGCCGAAAGGCGAATGCTGAGCAAATCGATTAGTGTCTCGGAAAAGGTTAATTCGCTACCGGATATATTCGACATGCTTTTGTATACGTGGATGATTCCACATGCAGACGATTACGGTCGGCTTACAGGCTCACCAATGAAAGTAAGAGCTTTGGTTGTGCCGATGATTGACAAGACAATCAAGGACGTTGAGACATCTTTACAACACATGCACGAAAACGGACTCATCGTTTGGTATGAGATGGATGGAGAGAAATACATCCAGATCGTGAATTTTGAATCACACCAGACCGGGTTGCACAAGCGTAGCGCACCAAAAATTCCGCCCCCTCCAGGTCATGATGAGGAAATTCAGAAAAAAAGCGGGAACGAAAATGACGTTTCCGACAGTTTCCCGGAAATTCCGGGAAATTCCCAAAAATTCCGCCTGAATAGAATAGAAGGGAAGGGAAGGGAAGAGGAAGGGAAAAGAAAGGAAGAGGAAAAGGAAGGGAAGGGAAGGGAAGAGTCGTCCGGCATTCGCCGGAACGCCTCGCCCCTTCCACCACCTCCGCCCCTTCCCTCCTCCCCCACTCCATCCGAAGATGAGGAGGATCTCATCTCAGATTACGAGCGGGACATTATGCGGGAACTGTGGAAGGTGGAAAACTATCCGGCTGACGAGCAGAAAGACCTGGCGCTTATTCGGGCCCTGGCGGAGGAATATCCCACGGTCGAACTGCTCTTGGAAGCCCGAAAGTGGCGAACGTACAAGCTGGACAAACCGTTGATACCGGGAAAGCACAACGCGCGATCACAGTTTAGAACATGGGTTCAGAAAGAAGCAAAGTGGCAAAAAGAACGCGACGAACGGGAAGAAGAGGACGAACCGGACTATATCCCGCCCTACTGGCAAAAGTGGGAACCTCCCGAGGGTGAGGAGGTCGGGAACTGATGTCCGTGGATATGCCTTATGATCTGGAAGCCGAGCAGTCGGTGCTCGGAATATTGCTTGCCGAAATCGTCGATGGCCGGACGGATCCGGTTTATGATGTGATGGAGCAACTCAAGCCGCAGGATTTTTACATCCCGGCGCATCGGTTGATCTTTGAAAACCTCATATCGCTCGTGGAGAGCGGAAAACCAGTGGATTTCGTGACACTGGGCACTGCCCTGGCCGCACACAAAGCATTTCAGGGAGAACGCCCGATTTCGTATCTGACGGATCTGGCCGGGTCAGTAGCGACTGTTCACACGCTGCCGATGCATGTGCAGAAAGTGCGCGAGGAGTCTACACGCCGCAAAATGGCGAATCTGGGAACGTTCCTGCTCAATAAGGCGAAAGAGCAAGGAACCACGCTTGCGGAAGCGCTGGATCAAGCCGAGCGGCAAGTAATGGCCTTATCTCAAGGACTTGCAACGGCAAATGGACCGGAGTCCATTGCGGAAGCAGCAGAACGGCGCTGGAATTACCTGTATGAGACACGGAACGATCCGAACGTGCTGGGCATCCAGACTGGTTTCGCGGATTTGGACCGGATGCTGGGCGGCGTGATGAATGAGTTCATCCTGCTTGCGGCCCGGCCGTCGATGGGGAAGACGGCATTCAGCCTGCAGGTGGCAGAAAACGCTTCGCTGCAAGGCAGAGGAGCGGTTGCGTATTGCAGTCTGGAGATGTCTAAGGACCAGCTCGTCGATCGGATGGTTTCCGCTGGCGCACATATCGACCAGGTTCGCATTCGGCGAAGGGAGTTGTCTGCGGAAGAGTGGGATCGCGGATCGCAAGCATTGACCAAGATCGCACAGATGAACCTGTTTATCGACGACGAGGTTGCGACAACAGCGGAAATCCGTTCTTTCGCCCGCAGAATCAAACGTGAGCACGGGTTGGCTATGTTGGTGATCGACTACCTTCAGCTGATCGCTGATAAACCGGAGCGCGGCCAAAACTCGCAAAACGATATTGTCTCCGCTATCAGCCGACGGCTCAAGCGGCTGCCAAAAGAGTTGGGATGTCCGGTGATTGCCCTGTCGCAGCTGAGCCGGGCATCAGAAAAGCGCGGAGATCACAGACCACTATTGTCTGATCTGCGTGACAGCGGATCGCTCGAACAAGATGCAGACCAGGTTTGGTTTATCCATCGGCCGGAGTATTACAACCCGAAAGATAAGCCTGGCACGGCAGAACTGATCGTGGCCAAGAACCGGAATGGTCCCGTGGGATCAGTGGAATTGGCATTTGTGCGGCAGTTTGCGAAGTTTGGAAATCTGGCCCGGATCGGAGGCGAAACCCGTGCAGAAAAGCCTAAATCCAAAAAACCACGATGGCAGCAGGAATGAACTGAGGGGAACGTGGTTCCCGACGGAGTTTTTCTCCTGCTGGGAAGTACCTCTTGATGTTTCCGAGGTAAATTTTCAAAACCGCGGATTCTATCCTGCCACAATTTGGATGGGGCAAAAAAGTTATGCGTTTGGCGAAGGTAAGCCGTTTTATCTGGAATTGAGGATTCAGCCAAAAGAAATCATTCGCGCTTATGTATTGCCGGAACCGGTTCGGCAATTTTGGATTCGTTCTGATCGACGGATTACGCGCATTTATTACCTGCTGAAAGGATGAAAGGAAGGGAACGGTCGTATGCGATATGTAGGAATTGATCCAAGCACGAAAACCGGCCTTGTGATCCTCAACCGTGACGGAGAACTGATCGACTGCATGGAAATCACGGCATCCGGGAAGGACCCGGGACGAATGGCCGAGATCATCTTTCAAACTGTGGAAAACGTAGAGCCCGGAGATTGCGTGGCTATCGAGGGATTCGGATATGCATCGCAGAGCGGTTTTTTGCTTGGCGGCATCGGCTGGGGAATAAGGCTCAGGCTGTACGAGCGGTTCATTCACTATATCGAAGTAGCGCCGTCCGCGCTCAAGAAATTCGCCGGCTGCAAGGGAAACGCAAAAAAAGATGAACTGTCGGTTGCCATCTACAAGAGATGGGGCTTTGAACATCCGAGCGACAATGTCCGTGACGCCTACGTGCTGGCGCAGATTGCAAGGGCATTACACGAGGATGTTCCGCTCATCGGTCCACAACGGGAAGTGACTGAGGCACTCAAAAATCCACCGGAGAAGAAACGGAAGAAGGTGGCGCGATAAAACCCGGTGACAAAGTACGCAAAACGCTGACGGTGCTGAAAGTGGATAAGCACGGCAGCAAGGTAATCTGAGAGGAGTCTGACAGATGGAAAAACGACTCAAGGCGATGGAGGCTGATCAGAGATGAACTTAACATTTCGATGCGCTTGTGGAAACGAACTAGTATTCGGACTCACTTTGTTCGTTTCGATGAATCCCGATATTAAGTGCGGATGCGGACGATGGGTCCGCAAAAAGGAGAGTGAACGAAAATGAGCAGTGACGCGATTAACCACCCGGCTCATTACACGACCGGCGGGATCGAGACAATTGATTTTCTGCAGGCCAAGCTTGGTCGGGAAGGTTTCGAAGGTTATTTGGCCGGCAACGTGCTGAAATACATCACCCGGTACCGGCACAAGAACGGTTTGGAAGATCTGCGAAAAGCGCGCTGGTATCTGGACAGGCTGATCGAGGAGGTTGAACGGGTGAGGGAAGGAGACGGGAACGATGCGTGAGATACGTTTCAGGGGAAAGCGAAAGATAGACGGGAAATGGGTATATGGCTATCTGATCGGAACCGACGTGATTGTGGGTGAGATCGTCGAGTTCAATGACGAATATTTCAATACCGAATTTTGGTGGAAAGTCGATCCGAAAACAGTGGGACAGTTTACTGGATTGCGTGATATGAACGGGATTGAGATCTATGAAGGTGATGTCGTCAAGGTTGGTATGGATGAACGTATTACTTCAGTTTCATATGAAGCCGGTTGCTTCTACACCATAATTGACGATAGTCGTTATCGTTTGGGTGGATGGGAAACCGAATCCGTTGAAGTGTTAGGCAATAAGTTCGACCATCACCATCTGCTGAAAGGAGACGGGAACGCATGATACGGTTGACACACACGGACGGAAAAGCAATCTACTTCGCTCCTGAACTAATTACGACCATCAAAATCAAAAACGGATATACCCACATTTGGTCAACAGACGTTTCTCAGCCCGCGCCGATCACCGAATCCCCCGAAGAAGTCGTCCGCAAGGTGCTGGAATGGCGGTTGGCGATGATCGACTATCATCACGACATGCCATCCGTCAAAACAAAAGCGGTGGCGGAACTTGCAAAGCTCGCCGGATTGGAGGGACCGAAGGATGAATGAAAAAGAGGACATGAAATGGATGCTTGATTGTCCGAAATCTGGAGAACCGTGCTACTGCAAGGAAGAATGTATGTATCTAAGACAAAAATCTGGGAACAGGAGGAACCGAACCATGACCCGTGATGAAGTGTTGGCCATGAAGCCGGGGCGTGAACTCGATGCGCTTGTGGCGGAAAAGGTGATGGGGTGGCGTAAGAAAACTTTACCCGGCGGCGGAGGCGGTTTTACCGCTTGGGTAGATGAAAATGAAAAAGTCATGAAGTTGATCTCAAACAGCACGATGAGCGAAACATGCTACCGATGCGATTACTTCAGACCATCCACCGACATAGCCGCCGCGTTTGAGGTTTGGGAGCATGATAGACCGAAAAAATGGAATTTTGACTTATGTTATTCAGACGGCACATATTTGGCTGAGATTTATAAGCCTGATGATGTTATAGGTGTACGAATATTAGCACAAGTAGAATCCAAAT